ATTGGGACACTTCGGCGGCAGCGGCCGGCGTATCTGGCGGAAGCAGCCATCGCATGTAATGGGCGGGGGCGGTGCGTTGTCATTCGCCGCCTTGCGGCCCTTGGCTCGTCCTTCTAGGTCCCATTCGCGTTCGTCGTCCGGGAACCCGTGGCGCCCGCTGTTGCCGGCGTGGTCGTTGATGATGCCTGGTCGGCCGTCTTTCGGCCGCATGCATCGCATCGACTCCTGTAGGTACTTCGACAGTGAGGTGGTCGGGTTCGCAAGTATGGCCGCGTCGATGGTGACAGGTCGGCCAGCCCACGCCGACAGGTCGAACCCTTCGCCGAACAGGCCGACATTCCAGAGCACCATCAGCTCGCGGTTCGCGTAAGCAGCGATCACGCGCTTGCGCTCGCCGTCTTCGGTGCCGCCATCCAGGTGCGCAGACTTGATGCCGGCCGAATTGAACAGGTCGGCCATATACCGCGAGTGGGCGACGTTCACAGCATAGCCAACGGTCAACAGGCCGCTAGCGTTCTGCTTCCAGTGCTTGACGATATCGCCGATGATTTTCGGCTCGCGCATTTTTTCTTCGGCGTCGCCCTTGGCGAAATCGCCCATCTGTTTTCGCACGCCTTTCATGTCGGGCGTGTTCGGCGCATAGATTTCGTACGGTGCCAGGTTGCCCATGCCGATCAATTCGGCCGTCGTCGGACCCAGCACCATTTCATCGAAATATTCGCCCAGGCCGGTTCCATCAAGCCGCCAGGGCGTTCCCGTCAACCCGATATGGTAGGCGTTCGGCCACGCGTTCATGATCGCAGCCCAGCCGGCCGCGCCGATATGATGGCACTCGTCCCATATAACGACTTTCGGTTCGGGAAGTTTCGCTAGCCGGTTCTTCAGCGTATCGACGCTGCACACCTGAACGCTCGCATTGACGTACATAGGATGGCCGGCAGCGATGAAGCTGTGAGGCAATCCGCAATCGTTGAACGTGCCGCTGGTCTGCTTCAGCAACTCCTGGCGGTGGCAGTTGAAAAATGTTTGCTGATTCCGCGATGCGAAAGCTTGCGCGATGAACGCAGCGATAACTGTTTTGCCGCCGCCAGGCGGTAGCACGACAAGCACGCGCCGCACACGGCGAAGTGCCTGCCCCGTGCGCGTCACTACGTCGTTTTGATAGTCTCTGAGAGCAAACGTCATCGTCGCCAGCGCGTTATTGCATCGGGGCATTCTACCTGATGATGGAGTATGCCGACATGAGAAAGTCAACTCACGTGCGAGGCGCGATCCCCGCGCGCCTCATCATCGACCTGATGCATTCCGTTTCGGAAAACTTTCTCGGCGAATCGAACGCAGCCGCAGTCTCTTGCGACATTGTGATGCTGTGTGCGGCTATGTTCGTCGGCCAGGATGAAGGCTTCCCCCTGAATGCAAGCAAGCTGGCCGAATATATCGGGATGCCACGCCCTAGCGTCATCAGGAAGCTTAGACTTCTCCACAAGCGCGGCATCGTCGCCAAATCGTCGCGGTTGGAGTGGCGAGTGGCGATTGAGCACAGCGATTTACGGCGTCGCGTAGATCGCACGTGTGAAGTGAATGCGCGCCTGGTGATGCGCGCTGCGCGCGACCTGTCCAAATTGGACACTATGGCGATTGCGGGACGCGAAGCGCGTAAGTAGCAATCATTCGCGCACGAACGAGAACATATCGCATCACGATGCGTCACGTTGCGCAAATACAACTCACGCTGATTAACGGAAGTGCTACGATTCAAACTCAACAACACGGGGCAGGGGACCATATGAAGCCGGGAATTTACGCCAACATCGACAACGCCGATTATCACGGCGGCCCAGGCGTTTCGAATTCGATGCTGAAGCTGCTGCGCGAACGCACGCCGATGCACTTGAAGGCGCAACGCGACGCGTTGAAGGCTGCGAACGACAATCAGCCCGACAAAAAGCATTTCAGGATAGGGCGCGAACTGCACGGCCTGGTGCTAGAGCCGGAACTGTTCTTCAAGGACTACTGTCTGGCATTCCGCCAACAGGACATGCCGGAAGCAATCGACGACCGCCAGGTGCTGGTCGATATGGTGGAAGAACTGAACGCCAACAGGCTGGCGAAGCTGCCAACCAGCGGCAGCAAGGCAGAGCAAATCGCGCGTATCGCAGAAAGCGAAAGCGACTTGCCGGAAAGCCTGCGACACCCACCAGCTGAACTGGAAGCGATGCGCGGTGCCGACTTGAAATCGCTTATCGAAGCCATCAACTCGCAGCGCCCTGGCAAGCTGTCCACCAGTGGTTCGCGTCACGAACTCGCTGAAATCCTTCGCGCTAACGGCAAGCCCGTCACGCTATGGTCTGACGTGAAAGCCGAATGGGAGCGCGTCAACGGCCATCGAAGCATAATGACGCCAGACGAATGGGATACGGTGCATCGAATGCGCGATGCGATCCACGCGCACCCAGCGGCAAGTAAGCTGCTGACTGGTTGCAAGGGCGTCGCCGAATACTCCGCATATGCGCATGACCCTCTTACTGGCGTGCTTCGCCGCGTGCGTCCTGACTTCTGGCGCTTCGATGGCATCGTAGTCGATTTGAAGACGACGGAAGACGCCAGCCCCGAAGCGTTCGCGCGCTCGATTGCGAACTACGGGTACGACATGCAGCACGCGTATTATCTCGATACGCTGGCGCTCGCGCTTGAACAATCTGCGCGCGACACGGGCGCGGGCGGATGCGACTTTGACATGCGCACGACGAAGCGGCCCGATAGCGCCAAGCAATTCGTTTTCGTCGTCGTAGAAAAGAAGCCGCCGCACGCCGTCGCCGTCTACGTGCTCGATGATGAAAGCGTGGCGATGGGTCGCGCGAAGTATCACGACGCGCTCACCACGTACTCTGAATGCGACCTTCGCGGCGAATGGCCTGGTTATGGCGAAGCGGTGCAAATGATCGCGCTGCCTCAGTGGCACATGAACCAAAACGCGCATTTGGTTGGCGCGGCTTAATTCAACTCTCACACACATACGGGACCAAATGAGCATCTTTAAAATCGAAGAAGCAAGCCGCGAAGGCGCGCGTCTGGTGATCGGCCTGGGCGGCATTTCTGGCGGCGGCAAGACGTTCACGGCGCTGCAGCTCGCCTGGGGGATGGCTAACTACGACAGCAAGAAAGTCGGCCTAATGTGTACGGAAAACCGGCGCGGCCGACTGTACAGTGACGCGTTGCGAGACGAACACGGCGTGATCCACAAATTCATGATCGGCGATCTAACGCCGCCGTTCTCGCCGGCTCGATATATCGAAGGCATCCAGGCGTTTGTCGATGCCGGCGTGGAAGTGCTGGTGATCGATAGTGTCTCGCACGAATGGGAAGGCATCGGCGGCTGCGAGGATATCGCGCATGCGCCTGGCCGCGACGGTCAAGCGCCGAAGAATCCGCGCTGGAACGACGCGAAGCGCGAGCATAAGAAATTCATGAACTCGATGTTGCAATCGCCCCTGCACGTCATCGCATGCATGCGCGCTCGCGAGAAAGTCAAGCTGGTGAAGCGCGACGGCAAAACGGAATACGAGCCGCAAGGCGTGCTGCCGATTTGCGAAAAGAATTTCATGTTCGAACTCACGGCGTCACTGATGCTGTGGAGCGGCGGAAAGGAACGCGACATTGTGAAGTGCCCCGCTGAACTGGAAGGCATTTTTGGTAAGACTGGCGAAGCCGCTCGCGGATACCTGACGGCGGCCGAAGGCAAAGCCCTGCGTGATTGGGTGGACGGCGCCGGCCAGGTAGATGAAGAAGTGAAGCGCGCTCGCGACAGCCTGCAGCTCGTCTGCGAACAGGGGATGGATGCGCTGAAAGCTGCGTGGGCGAAGCTGCCTAAGAAGCTGCAGAGAGCCATCGGCCCGAACGGCTGTCCCGATGACTTGAAGAAGTCGGCGCAGGAATTCGACGCGCAGCGCGCAGCCGCCAACGACAACCAGCAAGCCGACGAACTGAACGCTGCACTCGGCGTCAGCGCATAACCCAGGGAAAGGAAGCATCACATGGGGCAGGGGCAACCGAAATTTCTCAGCGCTGCAGAGGTATCGCAGCGCTGGGGCGGTGCCGTCAGCGCGGGCACGCTCGCGAACTGGCGCACGCAAAAGAAGGGGCCGCCATATCAGAAGCTGGGCAGCAAGGTGCGCTATCCGATGGCGCAGCTTGAAGCTTGGGAGGCTGCCAACATGGTGGCGGCGAATGACAATCAACCGGGGGCGAAATGAGCGCGCTCGACATTCAAGTGGGCGGCGACCACTATAAAAACATGCCGATTCAGCCGATGGAATACAGCATGGCGAACGGGTTGGACGCCTGCCAGCATACCATCATCAAATACGTGACGCGGTTTCGCGACAAGGGCGGCATCCAGGATTTGGAGAAAGCGCGGCACGTAATCGATATGCTGATTGAATTCGAGCGGAAGGCGTCGGCGCCGTCGAAGGCTGCCAACGACAACGCGCCGCCTTCCGATGTTCTCGCAATGGTGCCGTTTCTATCTCGGAAGCAGCGCGCGATAGACGATGGGCGATGCGCCTCAACCTGCGTCAGCAAGCTATGCCGGCCATGCAAAATCATGGGAAGGAATAGCTGTCATGCTGCATCGACGGGCGAGGTTGTCCGGTAAATGCCTGACGACTTCGACCGTGCGCAGGACGCAGCAGAACTAATCACCCAGGACGCGCTGGAACGGCAGCGCATCCAGGGCGGCAAAACGCAGCACTTCGTCGCAATTGGCGAATGCATCAACCCTCACTGCGCCGAACCGTTCGCGGCAAACGACAATGCGCGCCTGTACTGCGGGCCGGCGTGCGAAGCTGAACATCGCCGGCTGCGGCGAGCATCATAGGAATTTCACAACATGAAAATGATTGGCTTGGCCCGCTTGGGCCGTGACGCTGAAGTGCGCCGTACACCTGGTGGCGATGCTGTTTGCAATTTGTCGCTCGCGTATATTTGCGGGCGCAAGAAAGAAGGCGAGCAATACCCGCCCAGCCAGTGGATTGACGCGACGCTATGGGGTGCGCAGGCCGAAGCGCTCGCGCAGTATCTGACGAAGGGCACCGTGCATTGCTTCGCGCTGGCTGACGTGCGCATCGAGACGTACACGGACAAGGATAATTACGAAGCGTACAAGCTGGTCGCGCGCGTCGATTCCGTTGAACTTGGTCCGCGCCAGGGCGGCGGCGACAGCAACGGCGAGCGCTCGACTGGCAGCCAGGGTGCGCAGCGTCGGCCGGCGTCGGGTGGAGCGCAGCCAGCGCAACGGCAGCAGCAATCTGGCGGCCTGGATAATCCCGACGACGACATTCCGTTCTGACCCTATTAGTACCGCGCCGCACGGTTTCTGCGGCATCCACCAACCCTATGGGGCAATAGCAAATGATTACCATGGAAAAACTGCGCGAATGGGCAGTCGAGGCAGAGCAGAAGGCCGTTAGCGAGCTACACGCCTTCGTTGACTTCATCGAAGGCAAAAGCGCCGTCGATGACGCCGTGGCACTGCTCGAATCGAACGGCTACACGGTGACGCCGCCGCAACCCGCGCCAGTCACGCCGCCGCCTGTTGTGCCGGCGTAACGAGAAAACCCCGCTTCGGCGGGGTTTTTATTTCCCAGCCGCGAGCCGTGATACACTGAATGCGTTTAAACGACATAACAGGGGATGACATGAACCGCGAAACATGGCTGAACGAACTGGCCGCCAGGATGGCCCCGCGCTTCGAAGAACTCGGCCACCCGCTGCCGAAGTATCGCGTGGCCGTAGGTTGGACGAGCGCCGGCAAGACGAGCAAGGTCGGCGGCGAGTGCTGGCACATGCGCAACAGCGCTGACGGCGTGTTCGAAATCCTGGTGGCGCCAATCGTGGACGACAGCATGCACGTTGCCGCGATCCTCGCGCACGAACTGAACCACGCCGCTGTCGGGTTCGAACACGGCCACAAGGGCGAATTCGCGGTGATGATGGGCAAGCTGGGCATGAAGCGCCCTTATACGTCCAGCATTGCGGGGCCGGCGTTCGAAGCCTGGGCGCAGCCGTTCCTAGATGAACTGGGCAAGATTCCGCATGCGCGCATCATGCTGAAGGTTGAGCGGGCCGCGAACGACAATGGCGAAGCTGGCGAAGGCATCGATGGCGACGAAGGCGAGGGCGGCAGCAGCAACGCGAAGAAGAAGCAGACCACGCGCATGCTGAAGGCGTCATGCACCGCCGACGTGGACGGCGAGCCGTGCGGCTACACGGTTCGGCTAACGAAGAAGTGGGCGCAGAAGCTGGGCGCAGTTTGCCCCGTGCATGGCTCGATGGAAGTCGAAGGCGCCGACGACGGCGCGGAAGAACAAGACGCCGCATAAAACGAAAAACCCGCCCGAGTATCCCCAGGCGGGTTTCGTGGCTCGCTTCGAGCCGCCCTCGGCAGGTTTCCTGCGTCATCGAGCATTCACGGTCAGGTAAAACAGTGAGGGAGTTACAGCCTAAGCCGTCGCGCTGCATGTGCGCTTGCATTCACCCTCACGGCTGGCTGCTGACGGCATCGGATTCGAACCTGGATGCTCGCCCGCACGGTAACAGCGTCATCCGTTTGTGCCCGCGAACGCGCGGAATGGTTTTGCCACCACCATCAAACGACAACCGCCATGCGTGAAGGTTGAGAGTGTAGCGGATTTGAACCGCCGACATTCGGGCCGCATTTAGCGGCGCGACGCTCTACCTGTCTGAGCTAACAACCCTCACGACTGGAAACTGACGCTGCGCGCGCCGCCTGGCATGGCAATGCCGGCTGCCACCGATACCAATTTCCATGCGTGAAGGTGGCGGCCTTTCATCCGCCCGTCCGCTCGATAATAACAGTCCAGCGGCTTACTGTCCGCTCATGTCTTCAGCGGCCCGTCAGTCGAATTACGTTCTCCAAGCGGCATCGATTCGTGGACATTTAAAGCGACCGTCTTGAACCGATGCAAAGTCATCCAGTCGCCATAGCATTATGCAGCTTCCGCAAACTTTTGTGATTTATTTTCGCTATCTGTTGCATTTTCTGATTTGATTTTCTTCGCTGGCGATACGACGTTCTTTTCGAACCACTTGCCCCACTTCTTCATCGCCTCGCGCATCTGCGGCAGATAATCCGAGTGGTCATAGTGTCGGCCGCCAGTATCGGGGCGCGCGTGCTGCTGCAACAGATCGCGCGTAAATCGGTCGATACCGGCGCCGTCTCCCATGCGCGACTTCCAGGTGCGGCGCAGGTCGCGAGCCTGGAACGGGGCGCAGCACTTCAGCGATGCGATATGGTGCGATACGGCCAAGAACCCCATGCGTTCTGCCTTCGATCCAGTGCGCGCGGGGAACAGCGGGCCGTCTCCATACCAGCGCTTCAGGCGCTTGAATATCTCATTCGCTTGTGGCGGCAGCGGCAGCACGTGTGCGTGCTTGCGCCCTTTCGTCTTCTCTGCGGGGATTGTCCATATCGCGCGCTCGGTATCGACTTCGCAGCCGTCCGCCTTGATGGTTTCCTGCACGCGCTGGCCGCACAGCATCACCAGGCGCGCGCAATCGCCGGAGCCTTCATCTGTGAGCGCAGCCCATACGGCGGCCATTTCTTCAGGCGACAGGTTGCGCGCTCGCGCCTTGTTCGCGCGCGGGTCCTTCGGAACGGCGGCCACCGGGTTCACCTGGATGCCCCAATCGTACGGGACCTCTTGCGTGTAATCGTTCGTCGCTTTCATTCCCCAACCGAACGCCGACGACATATAGGTGCGCTGGATATCCGCCGTGCGCAGCGCGCCTCGCTTCGCAGCTGCTACCAGCGGCGAACGCACTTCCGCTGGCGTCACTTCGCCGGCCAGCTTCTTACGCCCCAGCGCGTCAGCCGCATTGTATTTGCCCGTCAGCAAAACGTTTTCGACGTGCCCAGCAGAACCCGCGTTGCGCGCCTTCAGGTGCTCGACGTACTTGGTGAACAGATGCTCGACAGTCGGTGCCTGGTCGCGGTGTTCGATAGCGATTTTCGGCCTGGGCGAAGACTTCACCAGGGGCCGTATTTCGTCTGCGAACTTCGTGCGCGCGTCGGCCAGGGACATATCCGGGTACGAACCGATTTGCTTTTTCCCTCGCGCGCCTTCCTTCTGCCAGTGAGCGAACCATATGGCGGTGGCACCCGCGCTTGTCTTCCTGATGCGCAGTCGCAAGCTGCCTTCGCCGCGCTGACGGTGGCCGTCATACAGCACGGTTTCGCCTTCGCAGTCGCGGATTGCTTTGTCGATTTCGGTTTTCGTCAGCACGTCCCTGCCTCGCTTCTATTGGTGCTCAGGGTGCCCTCCAGGGTGCCCCTGGGTGGAAAGTGACCACCCATTGAAGCCTAAGCGGAATTTTCGGCGCACGTCAAATTCGCTTTGTGAATCAATTGCGTAACGTGTGTTAGCGTGATGCTTCGTGAAGGCCGGTTATGGCGCGCGAGCAGCCTTCCAAGCTGAATACGAGGGTTCGATTCCCTTCACCCGCTCCAATAAAATCAATGACTTAGCCATCAGATTTTCCGAAATGAAAAAGGCAGGGTGCCGCTCAGGGTGCCCTTAGACGGAAGTCATAACGGAAAATCACGCCATCTAATTGTCGGCGTCATCAACATCATTCTGTTGCCCCGCGTTAGGCTGCTCCAAATCGACTGCGCAAACGTACCCCCTGCCGTCTATCGAGTGCTCGACGCGGGTGGCGATCCAGGTGGACGGGATGCCGGCACGAAACCCCTGCAGCGTCACTTCTGCTTCGGCCACCAGGTCGGCGCGGCCAGGCAGGGTGATGGACATTTTCAGCATCGCTCGCGTGCGTTTCGCCAGCTCGGCTTTAGCGGCTGCCACAGCTTCGGCCTGGGTGGGGAAATACTGCTTGATGCGCCGCACTGGCTCGCCAGAACCGACCGTCACAATATGGCGCTTGGCCTGCTTCGTGGCGTGGTAGTACGCGACCACGCTGCCGGCTGATTCGCGCGCTTGCTCGGTATAGTGCCAGTCCGTGCAATCCATTTTCTGGATAGTCACGGCCGGCAGGCTTTGCCCGCTCACGCTCTTGAACTCGCCGCGCTTCGCCATCACCAGCTTGGCGCCGGCCGGCTTCACCACGGCGTCGTATTTCTTGGCGATGCGCAGCACCAGGTTTAGGTCGGATTCGTCTTGCTGGTCCACGTGCGGAAGCGCGATGCTCGATAGCGAAGCGGCCACCAGGCCCGTCATGCCGTGCTCTTTCGCGATTTTCTGCACCATAGCGCCTATCGTCGTGCCGGCCGCCCAGCTGCGGATTTTCTGCGTCTGCAGATGGAAAGCGCCGCCATTATTCTGGTCGTACGCGGCGGCACGAGCGCGGATCACCATCCGTTCGGGCGGTCCAACCAGGTCGATTTCGTCAACGATGAACGAGCCCATCCCATTGCCGACGCCGTCGTAGCCAAGAGACAGCTGCAGCAACGCGCCGCGAGGCGGCTTTTGGATAGGCTGTTCCGGGATATGGTCAGCCAGAACAATTTCCAGCATGTCGCTAGTGTTGCCCGTTTCGTCCGTCATCGTCAGCGATACGAAGCGTTCGCGGATGATGTCGGTAATGTCCTGGCTGTTCGCTGACAGAAGATAGAACGGCTCAATAGACGTTGTCAGTCCCATAACTTAATCGCATTGTTCGTTGGCTGCATCGCGATATCTGGAAGCGTAATGACGACGCCAGCAGGCAGCACGGGGCCTAGATCGGACAAGCCTGGGTTAGCCGACAGAAGCTGCTCTGTAACTTTGCCGTCTAGCGTGCCGTAGTAGGCCCATGCGATGGCATCCGCCATATCGCCGTCCTTTGTCACGTATTGAGTGGTCATAGGTTTTGCAGCGCACTGCTGCCGGCGCTAATGATCGTGCCCAGCATCGTCCCGCTCAAGTCAGGCAGCAGACTGTTGTCGCCGCCGTCGAACAGCTTAAGGGATACGACGAATTCTATTTTCTTTGGCTGCGCAAATGCCGCAAAGATGCTGCGCGTTTCCTCGATGCTATTGATGACCCAGCGCCCGTAAATGTGCCCCTGCGCGTCCAGCATCAGATAGGGCATACCTTGCGAAGCCATGGAGCGCAGCTGCGCCATCGCGTTAGAGCTGCCACGCCATTCCGGGTAAATGACGCCTGGCAGCGTTATAGAATCGTCGCCCAGGCCCACGAACTGGCGCGCAGGCGTTTGCCCGAAGCGATCCTGCGCAGCCCATTTGAATTCGCTGACGCGGTGCAGTTCCTGGAACACAGCAACGTTAATGGAGAAATTGAAATCACCCAGGCGCAACATCGGCACATAGCCGGAAACGAAACTCCCCAAACTCATTGCGTCGCCCCGTCGAACATGATGCTGCGCTGCTTAATTCCTTGCTGCTTTTGGATTTCGGCGGCTACGCGCTTCGCGAGCGCTGCGCTGTCTTCGCCGGCCTGCTGATAGATATTGATGCCTCCCACGTCCACCTTCGTGGTCTGCATCGCGCGCGCGGGCGCGAACGATGGCAGCGCTGGCATATTTCCGCCACCGCTCGACAGCGGCGCGCTGTTGCTGCCGAATCCAAGAAACGCCTTCGTTTGGCGCCACTTTTCCCCGATCCAATCGAAGCCCTTCGTGATGAAGGAAAGCGCTTTCTGGAAAGACTGCGTAACGTCTTCCCACAAGTCTTTGAAGAACCCTTTGATGGGGTCCCAGTACTTGTAGATCAACAGTGCGCCAACGGCGATGGCGGTGATAATAAGCCCAACTGGGTTCGTCAGCGCGAGGCGCCCAACGAACAGGATTGCAGAGCCAACCAGTTTAAATGCAGTGCCTACACTCGTAAGTGCAATGGCAGTGCCGGCGAGTGCCGCGCCCAGGGCCGCCAGGCCAGTCACCATGAATTTCGTCAGAGTCGGATGGCGAGCGGTGAACGTGTTTAGCTTTTCCAGCGCCGTCGCCGCGCCTTCCAGCGCGCGCGTGTACAGCGGCAGCAAGACAGTACCGATCCGCAATTGCGCATCCATCAGGCGCGCATGCAGATTCGCTTCCTTGCCGCCAGTGGTGTCGCGGTTGCGGTCGTACCCTTGCTCGATGGTGTCGGCGCGCTCTGCGTTCGCGTATTCCTTCGCGATAACGCCACGCTGCGCGACGCGAGTAGCTAAGAGGTTCGCGCCGTTCCGGTTGCTAATGATTGAGCCTGCGACTTCCGCCACCTTCTGCATGTCGTCGGGGTCGATGCCATTCTTCTTGAGAACGGGAATGAAATACTTTTCAACCCACGCCTGCGGGTCCTTCGCGAACGTGTCGTAACCAAGCAGCGCGCCAGGGTCCAAGAATTTCACCTGGCCGGCCTTGTCGGAAACGACTTTCGTTGGGTCGGCTATCAGCCCTAGCTTTTCCAGGTTGTTCGCCGCGCGCTTCGTCACATGGCCCTGCGCGAGCGCATTGTAAAGCGACATGCTAGCCGTGCCGAACGTGTCGCCGCCCATTTCCTGCATCAAGTGCGAGCCACCGTAATAGAACGCCTTGTCGGTCATCGACTTTGCCGCGATGCCCCCGGTGCGAATGGCCTGCTGCATTTCCTCGCCCGTGATCCGGCCGCCAGTCGCGACCATCACCTGGTGCGCCATGTTCGCCTGGCGGCGGTATTCTTCCTCGTTCTTCGTGCCGTTGCGCAGCTCGATCACCTTGCCCATCGAATACGCGGCGTGCTCTGCCAGGTTCGTGCCGTGTTCTTGATCGTACAAGCCAAGCGCGAAACGCTGCTTCAGCGCGAGCGGAAGCGCAGACGTTGCATGATGAACGTCGCCGAACGCCGCCGCCAGGTCGCGAGCGGTTTCCGTCGCTTCCTTCGTGGAAACGCCGAACGCCTTCTGTGCCGTCGCCGCCTTAATCAGGTAGTCGGAATCTGCCTTACTGAACCCCAGTGCGGCGATGCGCGCCTGCTCGACTTGTTGGCGCTTGGCTTCCTGGATGCCCGGGAACAGAACGGCGCCGATGGACGCCGCTCCAATAGCGGCAGACGCGCCAGCGCCTACCATCGCGCCACCGATAGCTTTCGAGCCGTTGCCAATCTTCTGCACGGTGCGCAGGCGCTGCTGCGCTTTCTGCGCTCGCTCAATTTGCGTCGTCAGCTTCGCGTAAGAGGCGCGAAGGCCGTCCACGTCTTTGCCAGCTCTGCCGAACTCTTGAATGGATTTGCCCAGCAGCTTCTGGCGCTTGGTCAGGTCGCTGACAGTCTTGCCCAGTTTAGAGAGTGAACCGTCGATGGTCCCAAACGCAGATTTCAGACTGCCGGCAACAGCGCCGCCGATGGTAATGACGGCGGATAATTTCTTGTTGCTCGACATATGCCTAGCTATCCCTTGGGCAAGCCCTCAAGCCACCATAGAAAGCGGGAAGTTTCCATTCCCATGATTTCCGCATGCGACCAGCCCGTATGACTGGCTAAACCCAGCACGCCTGCGCGGATGAATTCGGCGGCTAGTCCGTAAAATTTTCGAAGGCGGCCTGCAGGCGCTTGTAGTCACGCATGGAAAGATTCTGAATGCCCACGGGATCAATCTCGCAAAGGTTCGCGAAGAACGCCACTTCCTTATCGGCTTCGTCGCCCTTTCCCTTGCTTGCCGCCAGCTGGTCGCGCACAAGCGGTTCGCGCATCGTCACGACGGATACTGTCGCGCCGTTGACTTCAATCGGGCGCGACAGCGTGATTGCTACGCTACCATCTGCATTCACCTTCAGGAACTTCTTTTCCATCGCATCACCTGTTGAGATATCGTTTTAGATGCTGGCCGGTCTATGCCGGCCATGCTTGATTACAGACCCAGCGCGGCGCGGAACGCCGTAAGCGTATCGGTGCCGCTGATGGACGCAATCATGTTTTCTACGTCGATTTCCGTAACGACTTTCGTCCCGTGCTGAAGCTTGTAATAGTTCAGTGCCATCGTGCATTTCAGGAACGGCACTTCGCCAGGCGTCCAGGTGCCAGGGTCCAGCTCGGTGATTTTGCCGCGCATCGTCATGACGATAGATGTCACCGTGCCGTCGAACGATTCAAGCGCGCCGCGAATGGTCAGCGGCACAGCCGAACCCTCGACCACGCCGAACAACGCCAGCACGTCGGCATCGTACGCAATCAGCTGGAAGTCAGCCATCAGCTTTTCCATGCCAACCGTGATGGCGACAGGTGCCACCATGCCGCCGCCTTGGAACTCGTCGGTTTTCTGCGTCAGCTTCGGCGGGTTTACGTCTTTCACCTGGCCGGCATAGCCGCGACCATCCACCCAGGCGGTTAGGTTCTTCAGTACGTCGCGTGCGGCCATGTGCCTGCGCTCCTGGTATAGGTAGGGCGCTTGTTAGCGCCTATCCGGTTAGCTGAAAATCGTTTGAATGTAATCGTTCACAAGATGCGAACGGAATTGCACATGCTCTGCCGGATACGTCGGCGTAAAATCGAAATCGAAGAACACCTGCCCGTTTGAGATAGCCGCCGCCGTATTCAAATCAGGGTCCGCCCAGCACGTTCCGCCAAGAATTGCGCCCTGCGTAACCATGCTGCGCAGGAATGCATTTACGCCCTCGATGACTTCCGTAACGTAGTTCTTGGTGATGCCGCGATCCACCGCCCACAGATGCGCCGCCAGCAGGCTGTCGTTGATAATGTCAGCCGTGCGCACAACGCACAGAAACTGCCATTTCGGATCGCTAGACAGCGTGCGATTTCCCCACAGACGATAGCCATTCTGTCGGATGATTGTCGCAACGTTTTTGGCGTTCAGCAAGTTGGCGCGCGAGTTCGGATCGCCCATCTGGAAGTCGATGGCGCGCGCCGTTCCTTGAACGCCGTTAAGAAGCTGATTGGACGGGGACCACCACCAGCCATTCGTGTTGTCGTTCCACGCGATCAAACCGGCGACTGCCGCGCTTGAATAAGATTGGATCAAGTTGCCCGCGCCGTTCGTCTTCAGGAACTTCGGATCAACCAGGTAGACGCGCTGGCTACCGAAATCACCAGCTTGCGCGATCACGTCCGCGTCGTTCGTGTTTGCGCCGTCCTGAATGATGACTGCGCGCAAACGCTGAGCAATGGGAATTAGATCGGCAACCGCCGCATTCCCGGCCGTGCCGATGGTGCCCGTGAACGTGGCCGCCGTCGTCGGAGTGCCGGCCGAAGCGGGCAGCGCAAAATTCGGCGCCGCTGTATAGCCGCCGCCTGAATTGATAATTGCGGTGCCAGTAACTTTCCCGCCAGTGATTGTGGCTTGCGCTGCTGCGCCAGTGCCGCCAGTGCCGCCCGTAACAACCAGATCGTACGTGCCGTCAGTGTAGCCCGCCCCGGCCGTGAAGCCGACATCAATAACGCCGCCCGTAACGCGTTCATGGGTGAAACCAGGCGCGATCAAAATGCGCGGCGAGAACCCAAGAACGGAGCCGGCAGCGAGGAATGCCTGCATGCCCTTGTACTGCCCCGTGGTCGGGTCAACACCACCCAAGACATTCGCGAGCGTGCCGGGGTCGCTATCGCTGTTGTTCGCCTGCGCGACGCGCACGACGATAACGACTGCGCCCGCCTGCTTCAAAATCGAATCCATCGCGTCCGGCAACGTCCCCGCGCCCATCGTGAGATTAGTAACGGTCGTGTCTAGCTTCGCTGCGAGCGCCTGGCTGCCGGCGACAAGCACGGGCGTATCAAGCGGAAACGCCGCAGGGTCGGCGTTCGGAGCCGTCCCGACGATGCCGATAATGGACGTGGATACGACCGAAATCGGCCGCGAGCCGTCATCGATATCGACAACTTCGACGCCGTGCAAAAAAGTCGTGGTCATGTGGTAGGCCCTGGCATGGACGGATCAGAATTGCCGGCATTGTCTCGCCTACCTGGCGGTCGTTCCTCCCGTGGGATTTCCGCAATAAAAAAACCGCCCCGAAGGGCGGCAAGGGCGGTGCTGCTGCGGATTATGTTTTGATGATGTAGTTCATGACGATGGACGGCTGCATGTTCGGGTGTGCGGTGCCGCCAGTGTTAGTGGACGATGTTGAGCCGCTAGCGGTCGGCGATACTAAAGACTGCGATGACCCGTTTGAGAACGCTTGCCAGATGCTCCCGCCGCCCGTCCCTGTGCTGTAGCTACCGGTACCGACGCTCGACTGGACTAGATTTCCACTGCTCAGCGAGAGCGTTCCAGATGACGAGATTGTGGGAATTTGCGAGGCCGACAGCGTATGCGTCTCAGTGCCAGCTGCAGCGCCGAGTAGCGCGCCGTTCAGGACCGCCCCAAGGCGGCCAGCCGCGCTTGTCGCCCCCATCTTGTCATGCCCAATGCCAGCGCGCCCGCGACGGTCTGGGACGTTGAATGTGTTCGCGCCATCGCCGACGCCATGCGGCGCAATTGTCAGCGCGACGCCTGACGCGCTAACCGTCGCATTCTGCGATAGCGTGAGAGTGGTTGACGTGACCGCCGTAACGGTCGTTCCGGCGGGAATGCCGGAGCCGGAAATTGGAGATCCAACTATCGACGTAGGCAACTGCGTCAAATCCTGCGACGCCGAAGATACTGCCGAGCTACCACTCGCAATCGTGCCCGTGAGTGAAACCGTTAGCGCGGCGAAAAGTCGTGAATATGTCGTGCGGCTTACTGCCTGACCATTGGCCCATAGATAACCCGCCGGCAAGTTGATGCCGGCGAATTCTGTTACGGTCCCAGGTGATGCAGATAAAACATCATCAGCAAGGCTCATACCTTTCCTTGGTTATTAAAATTCTTTTTACTGAACCAAATCACGCAGCAGGTGCAGTGGGCCACGTCGGGTTCGTCAAATCGACGCGACTCAGAGCGACGCGATATTGCCGCCAGGAAGTGAGGGAGACGGTTTCCGCGTCAGTGGCTACGCCAAGCGCTTCGGCATCAGCCAGCGGCGCAACTCTCAGTGCGGCGGCGGCCATGAGCTGGTCGCGCCTAGCTTCATTAGCTGCCAGCATGTCGGCCGATTGCTGAGCAGACACGCTGGCAGCATTCGGCACCGGGGCGTCCGCCAGCGCGCCATCGGAAACAATTTTCGAGCCAGGGCTCGACAGGCATGATTGCCATTCGTCGTCAGTAATCTCTATCACGCTTGCGCTAGACGGCGGCGGACTAGCCTTTTCGTCGTAGAACGCGGTGATGTTTCCGCTTCTATCGTAACCTGCATATTTTTGAGTCATGGTTGTTTTACTTTCCAATAACGAGATAGGTCCCTGCAATCGAGCCGGATGTTCCACTGTTATTAGTTGCATAGAACCCGCTTAAGCTCGTGCTCGTTGCACCCATAGAGTAATTGTTCGTATTCGCCGTAGTTGGAACTGCGGTAACGACAGGCGTCATCGCGAAACTGCCAAACGATATAGGGAATGTCACGCTGAGCGATGCGCCCTGCGCCACCAAACCAATGCTGCCCCACTGGAAACATAAGCCGCCAAGCCATGATGGAAGCTTGATATAGCCGTTCGTCGCCGGGCCTGACGTGGCAAATCCGGCTGCCGTGGCAACGGCGGCAATGCATCCAGAAACAAGGGACTGGATGTTGTTTGCAATCCATCGTGTCGTCGGGATTTTCGCCGAATTATCGTTCGCGGGAGGGTCGCCGCCAAGTGCAGCACCAGTGATAAACTGCAGTGCGGCAGTCCCTCCCGTCACGATCCACCCGCCAGAGCCCGCGCCAAAGATCATAGAATCGCCAGGCTGAAGAACCACGCTATTCACTGTGCCGGAAGCAGTGATAATAACATCTGACGTGCCTTGACGCGCAACGGTGACGGGTACTGACGCAGCATTGATAACGGGGATCGTATCAGCGATACGAATCCCAGCTGCGCCAGAAAGCGGAAGCGTAAGAGTCTGATTCGTCGTCGATCCGTAAAATTCGGTGACGGCGCCAATCATCCCCGCGTTTAGCGTTGTGCTCGCGTTCTGCGTGAAGAATGTTCCGTAAGTAAAGCCGTTGATCTTCACCCACGCCGTGCTCGGGATGCCGGTCGAATTGTCACCCTGTCCTGGCGCGACCGTCGTACTGCCAGCTGCCAAAGCAAGCGCGCCGACCATCGCATCGCCAGATTTCTGAACGGCGTTCGCGACATTGAAAGTTGCGAACCGATAAACGGTGAACGTGTCGGACGACACAGCCGGCTTCGTGAGCGTGATAGTAGGGCTAGTTGTCGCGCTAAAGTCGGGAGAGGAACCGGACGGCTCAAGCAACACTCCATTCTTTTCCACCATGACCGCGCCAGGCGTGTATCCCCCCGACACAGTAAGCGTGCTGCCAGTCACGCCGGTAATCGGAACGGGCGTAAACGAAACTTGCCCAGCCTGGGCGCTCGCGAACGAGGCCACGCTGCCATCGCTGCACACGATGGATGCTGCATTCCCTTGCGGAAGAACGACCCCGGTGCCGCCAGTTGGCTTAACCGTGATGTTATTTGTCCCGCCTTGCTGATTCCAGATGATCCATTGCCCGCTGTTCGCTGGAAGCAGCATATTGATGGGTGCTGTTGGCGTTCCAGTCAACTTCAGAATGGCGCAGCCATATTGAGTTTGCGTCAACGTAACGTCTGTGCCCACGCCGACGTTCACCGTCGCCAAGCCATCAGAAGCAGCGAAAATTGCTGCCATATTTGCGGCTAACGTGGATGTATCCCCTGTAGGGGGCGTCTTGATGCGCGACCAGCCCCCCGTAACAGACGTTACGACCCATGCGCCGTTTCCAGAATTAAGCGACACGTTAAGCTTCGCGCGCACCGCCGCGCCAGCGGGAAGCTCGCCCCCGATAAGCGCGTTATGGTCAGACCCATACAGCGGGAGTGCTGGCAGCGTTGGGCCGCCAGTGTTCGCGAGCTTTAGTGTGCTCGATGTGGTTGCCGCATTGGCTAGACGGAACGAAACTTCCATGCCATCGACCAGCGCGGCGATAGGCTGGGGCAAGCTTAGAACGATTGCGTTCGACGTGCCGCTGTCGATGACGAAAGATAGGATTCCATCCAGCATGCGGTTCAGCAAGTATCGCGTGCGGTTCACCAGACTTTTAGGCGGCACATTCATGATTCCACCAGCGCCACCGAGTGCCGGGTCCGTCGTTTCCAGCTGATAAACGCCAGCATCGTACTGGTCTACTTCGGGAAGGTTCGCCATTATTGAGCCAATCCAAGGTTATAAGAGCCGTCCAGCCGCACGCTGCCATCGAGCAGGAAAGCAGCCTCCGAAAAATCAAGAGCTTCCAAGTAGCAGCGGGCAGGGGCTGTATCGGCGAGAATTCGTTTCACTTGCGCCACTTGGCTGTTCGCGATCGGCTGAGCGAGCTTCACGCGATACCAAGCCCACTTCGTCCCATCGCCGAGGTAATCTTGACCATTCAACATTCGCGATCCATCGAGGTACCAAGAACCAGCGCCCTCGACGATCATTGCTCCTGGGTATCCTGCAGCGGCGAGCGCGTCCTTTATGGACGCTACAGTACCTTTCGTGCGATGCACTTTAGCGCTGCTTGCAATCACTGCGCGCTGCGTCGCTTCCGGCCAGCCGCTATCCCATTCATTCACGCGCAGTGCCCACGCGAGCCAAGGCAACAAATTCACCGGGCATGCGGCAGGATTCCAAATGATGCGAGCCATCGGCTGCACATTCGAAATGCGCGAAGTGGCGCCTTCCAGGCATTGTTCGAATGGCGTCGCGTTCGGCGGCAGCAGGCTATCACTCACCGATGCCACCATTTACCAGCGTGATGCCCGTGCAATACGTCGCTTGCGTATCTGTCGGCACAATGTCTGCGGTCATACCAGGCGCTTGCAGTACCGCATTGATGACACCAGGAACCATCAACGCGCCATGCACGCCGGCCACAGTAACGCTTGCGCCGACCTTATGGCGAGCGTCAGCGTATGCCTGCGCGCTCGCAAGTGCATTTGCCGTGACGGTTGCCGCGTCAACCGTCGCCGGAAACGTCAGCACAGCGTTGATGCTGTATTGAATGATTGTCGCCGTCTGAACTTGCACCGTGTCACAGAGCGGGCGCACCGTTTCGGCCGAAAGAGCGGCCTGTACGGCGCTGAGGGTGCCAGGAAGTGCCGAACCGTTCCCCGTGCGCGACAGCACGGAAACCAGAACAGTCCCCGCGACAGGACTGGTCACGCTCGCATCCAGAACGTCCGCTGACGCAGATTTCGTCAAATACTGATACGATCCCACAGGACCAGCGCAGCTGTACCCTTCCATCGACAATTGGATGCGCGCGCGATAATCGGCATCGTCTTCCATGACGGCCGGCGTCGGAGGAATGGTCGTATTGTCCGCTGGCGTGATCGTCAGGCGCTCGCAATCATAATTCGCGCCGATTTGATCCAGGTCGGCTCCTTCGGCGTAAGCCAGCATCACAGCCACCGCGTCTTCGTTCATGTCCTGACGCAGCAACAGTTCGCGATATGCGCAAACCTCGATGATCTTATACGCCGGGTCGGACTCGACGAGCGCGGTAAATGGAATCCCGGCCAGCGCAGCGCGCGCCTGTAAATCTGCCAGGATAGCGGCTACGATGGATTCAAAATCCAGCTGCTGTACAACAGTGGGCGGCGGCAGCTGCGACAGATCAACGGCAGTGATGGTCGCAGCCATTAGCTCACCCTGATGCCGTCAATTTTCACGGCCTGCCCATTCGGCTTGTAAATACCGGCCACGTCGATAGACAACTGCCCGGCGCCCGCGCTGGTCAGCAGAACTTGCGTCACCTGGATGCGTGGTTCCCAAGTCTGCAACGCCTCTGCCGTCGCGGCGTAAATGTCCGTAATGGTTTTCCCGTTCATCGGCGCGTCCACCAACTCATAAAGCCGGCTCCCATAGTCGCGACGCATCACACGCGTTCCAATGGGCGTGGTTAAAATGTCGGCAATGGATTGGCGTAAGTGATCCAATCCAGTCAGCAACTTGCCAGTGGATGCATTGGTGCCATTCATGCCGCCATTCTCAACGGCATGCTATGGCCCTTCCTCCCGTGGGATTTCCGTTAGTCTTCTGCCGGCGTCGTCTGCGCGTTTGAACCCTGCGCCGTATGCCAATGCGTCTTAAGACCGATTCCATCAGCCTTCACGTCGCCGCTTGTCACCTGAATGGTGCCGGCAAACGTCGATACTGCGCCGCCGCTTGCGCCGCTTCCTTGCACGGCCATCACGCCGGTCACGCCAAGATTCCCGTCAATCTGCACGTTCCCTGTCGCGTGCGTGTTCGGCGTATTCAGTGTTACGCTGGTGGATGCGTTCACCGTGGCTTGCTTGCAGTTCACGACAACATTGCCGTTCCCGGAAACGCTCACCGTTAGCGTGTTGCTCGCGCTGTCGTATTCGACGGTGCTGCCGTCCGGGTACACGGTTACGTCATGGTCGGCGCTGGTGTCTGGCGCGGAATAGTCGTCCTGATAGAACCCCAGCAGAGCGAACCCCAGCGACGTGTCGCCGCCAGGCGCGAACACGACGACTTGTTCGCCGACCGTGGGCGGGGACCATCGGCGAGTGCTACCGGCGCGAACGGCGCACCACGGAATCGAATCAGTCGTCAAGTCGCCGATGGCGCACGTCAGCGTCGGCGGCGATGCCGTCAAATTAACGCTGGCGACAGTGCCGAAGCGGATCATTGACGCAAGCTTGCGATACGTCTCCGACAGGTCGTAATCGTTCACGTCACCCCCTGCGGCGGCTGCTGAACCTGGGTGTAATCAGCCTGGTGGCCGTTGCCGATATTCGGCGAATAGCCGACCATCACCTGGGTTGGGATGGTGCCGTCGTTAGTCCATGTATTCGTGCCAAAGTACATGACTTGTGACCATTCAACGCGCCAGATTTCATACTGGTCAAATTCTGGATTGAAGTCGTCTCGATAGCAGCCCATCACCTTGGCCGCGTCGGTGACAATTCCGGTCCATCGACGCAGACGCAGCCACGCGGCGAACGCTGCGGCGAACTTGCGTATCTCGCGCTTCACGTTCGGTGAGTTGAACCCGAAAATGATTTCTGCTTCGAAGCGAGCATTGACGGCAAGCTGCTCCGTGCCAGGGTCGCATTCAGGGTCCGCCTCGAACTCCGTCAAATCGAGAATGACGGCTGGCAGGGGAACGGCGGCGCGTTCTTCGGTACGATAGAACTCGACCAGCTGCAGGTCGGGGAACTGTGCCTTAATGTCGTTCGTGATGGCATCGTGGAGCGCGTCCAGGTCTAGGAATGCGTTCGGATCGCTCATTATCGTTCACCGATTTGGTATTTTACGCGCGCGTGCAGCTCGCGCATGAACAGCGGCCAGAAAATCGTTTCCACCAGCACGAATACCTTGTCTTCCACGTACACGTCGGCCTTGTCTTGGACTGGCAGCAGCTGTTCTTCGATATGCAGCCTCGATTTGCCGACGCGCTTAAAAATCGTCAGCCCTCGCGCGTAGTTGCTGCGCGCGACGAATGCGCCGGGGAAGTCGTGCCCACGGAACGATGCGCCGCTAGCCGTCTTCGTCGGCGTGCCTTTGAACCACGACACGGGCATATCGTTTAGGCCGTACCAAAGCTGCACGCCTTCAATCTTTCCCTTGCGAAGCTTAAGGGTCTTCAGACGCTTGCGCAGTGCGTTTAAACGCTTCAATTCAAGTTCGTCGCGCAGGCCGCGAGCCGACAGCGTGCGCAGCTTTGACGCGGTTCGCTTAAGCGCTCGCGACAGGGCGTACTTGATTTGCTTTTCGGATGCGTCCAGCTCGGCGCCGATGCGCTTCAGCTCGTCCCATTCGATATCGAAGTGGATCATGACGCGGGCGTTAGTTCCAACACTTCCAGACCCGTCCCATCCTGCTGCGGGTAGGTCATGATGTTGTATGTCCCGTGGACCGTCACGCCGTCAGCCAGGTAGATGACCACCATATCTCCGCGCCGCGCACCAGTGCATGTCCCCTCGACGCACGTCAGTTTCGGCCTGACAGAATCCATCTGGTAGTCGCTCGGCTTCGGTTTGCCTAAGCGGCCTTCCACGTATGGTTCGTCAAAGATGCCGCTGATGGTGCGCGGCGCGGGCGTGCCGCCCTGGAACTGGATGACGGCCTTAACGGCGAAGTCATCCAGGCTCACGAAATCGGCCGGATTATCCCAGGACGGATGCGGCATTAACCTTGCCCCAGGTCGCCCACCATAGACACGGAAGCCGTGACGGTGGGCGTCGTGCCGGCCAGCGTGTTGACGACGCGCACGTACTTTTTGAACTGGTCAAGCGATACCAGAAGCGCCTGGAAGCTGGCCGCCGCGTTCGTAACCTGGGCGAATGCAACGCCAGTATCGGCCCACGGGTCGGTCGCGCCATTGTCGTTGCTGTGCTGCAGCTTCACGTTGCTGGTGTTGTCCGCGCCGCCAGTGGCCGACGAATTCAGCACAACGTAGCCGTTACCGGTGAACGTCGATACGTCAACGCCAGCGCCGTTATCGGTCGCCGAAATGGCCGCCGCATTGCGCAGAGAAATCATGTGAGTTGGTCGCATGCTTTAAAAATCTCGGTTGATGTTGGTTTATCGGCCCGTGTTCGGCGCTTTGGCAGCGGCCTTCGCGGTCTTCGCCGATACTGCGGCAGCTTGCGCGGCGGCATCCTGGTCGGCGTCGCCCGCGACTTCTTCGGCAACTGCGTGGATGACTGCCTTGCCTCGGCGCAGCAAGTCTTTCGCTTCGTCTTCGACCATTTCAACGATGGTCCCGGCCTTCGCGATTGCGCCTTCCAGGGTGATTGCGCCCGTCAATTTGAGGGTTACAACCTTCTCTGAAAAATTCATTTCGCTTCCCTTCTCGCTGGTAAAAAGGGCCGCCGTGTTGGCGGCCCTCTCGGCGTTCGGCTAACTACTGCGCGGGTTATGCGCCGTAGGTGAACGATTCCTTGTGACGGATGTTGATATCGATATCCTGCAGTGCCACCAGGCGCAGGCCGCCGCTGGTCGAAAGCGAGTACGGATCAACCGTCAGTTCCAGGCCGCCCCACATGGCGATAACCAGGTCCATCCAGTTGCCGAAGTACACTTCGCCGCTTAGGATTTGGTTTGACGTGTTCGTGCCGTAACCGTTGACCGTGTTGCCTTGCTCCCAAATCGTCTGCGAGCCGTTGACGCCGGGGAATTTCAGCGTGGTCTTCAGATGGCCGCGAATGCCAGCGTTGAAGCTGTACGACATGCCATCCACGTCGGCATCGGCCAAAGCCACGTCGGTTTCCATCTGCACCAGCTCAGCGAACGAAGGCTGACCAGGGGTGCCGAACGACACAGACGAAATGCCCGTGATGTTCTTCAGGCCCATCGGCTGATTGCTCGAACCGCTGCCGTAGATGGCAACGCGGTCGATTTCGAGCGCCATCACCTTCAGAATGTCATCGCGCACGATGATTTCTGCGTCGGGCGTGGCCTGCATCATCAGGCGCCGCGTGATATCCGTGGTCGCGCCGACCGTCTTCGGAGAAAACGCGATTTGGTCGATACCCGGCTGGTTGCCCGTGGGCGAGCCGGCTTCACCAACCCAGTACGCTTGCGTCGCGGCGTTCTGGCGCGGAATGTCCACATTGCCAACCAGGCCGGCCAGCGTGCGGGCGCGCTTCATCACCCAAGCCTTGTGGCGCAACAGCTCGATGAACGAACCGGCCAGCAGGTTGGTTGCGACCAAGTTTGCACCGCCGCCCGACGAGCCGCCGCCACCTTGACCGAACGAACGCGCCGTCAGCACGTCGGCCGGGATGATGACGCCCTTCGGGTTCTTGCCGTAGCGCTCGGCAGCGGCGCGGCTGCATTCCAACTCGAAAGCCGCGTCATTGCGGAACGCTGCGTTCTGCGGGTCGGCCATCACGCGAATTGCCTTCATCAGCGAGAATGCGCGCGTTTCCTTTTCGGTCAAGCCGATTTGCGAATCCTTCACTTCAGCGAGGGGCGTGCGGCCGCCAGCGCGCTGCTGCGCCAGATCATCCAGCAGGACGCGACGAAGATCGTCGGCCGTCTTGCCCTCGGCGATGAACTGCAGTGCGCGTTCGTTCGCGTTGTAAGCCTTACCCATTTCCGTTAGTTCGCGGACACGGGCGCGCTCGGCTTCCAGGCCGCGAGCCTGGGCGGCTACAGCGGCATCGCCTGCGCGCTCGATCATTTCGAGAACTTCGACAATCTTGCCGTCTCCGTCCACCTTCGCACGGACGAGATTGCCCGCTGCGTCACGCAAAATCTTTTCGTTCATAGTTGGGTCTGTCCGTTGGTTGGTCGGGTCAGAGGTTAGCTTGCCTGGATTCTGTGCCGGCTTAGGCGGCACTTCCTCCCGTGGGATTTCCGCTTGACGGCCAACGCCCACTGTGTCGTCGGCGGGAACAGAAACGAAACTAATTTCGTACGGCTGCCAGTCGGTGACGGTGTACACGTCAATATCTGAGCGTTCCTCGGTCAGCTTCATCCCGTTGACCATGTAGCCAACCGAAATCTTCGTGACGATGCCATCGGCAACGTCCTGCATAAGCTGTTCGCCAGCAGGCGATTTACTGAAGCGCAGGACGGCGCGGCCCTTGCGGTCGCTGTCGATGCTGGCAGACTCGACGACGCCGCGCTGGTCATCCCAGTTGTGATTCCACAGAACGGCGGCGGCGTTATTCAGGCGCGACATATTCACCGCGCCTGCATCGTGCGAAAGAACCTCGATGCCGAACCAGCGTTCGTACTCGACTTCTGAGCTAAACGCGACTTCGACGGTGCGCGCTTCCAGGTCAACTGCGCCCACGGTCGCGTCGCGCTTAAGGCCGCCTTTCTTGCGGATTTCCGCCAGACGTTCGGCGAGCTTGTTCGTCTGCTGCGCGCCGCCGTCGCGCGTCATGGATTTGCCGGCCTTCGGCAGTTTGTCTTGACTCATTATTTCGGTTCCTTGCCTTGGGAAACATCGCCCTTGCTCGGCGCAGGTTCTGGCGCCGGCGCAACGCCGAACATGATGTTCACGATGGTTTCGGGGATGCCGGCCGCCTTCATCAGGTCCATGTCGTCGGCGATTTCTTTGTAAACCGTTTCCGGGTCGTGGCCCTGCTCGCGGATGACTTGCGACGGCGACGTAAGGCCGCCGCGAATGGAAGTCACTTTTGCGGTGATGTCGTTTTTCGGATCGATCCAGTCCCAGCGACGGCCCTGCCAGTGGACATTCTTGTATGCCGCGATGCGAGCGGCAGGCAGCGGCTTCCCGTCTTTCTTCGCGATCAACTGAGCGAGCAGGGCTACCTTCAGCCATTCTTCAAAAACGGGCTGACAAAGCTTCTCAATCAGCCACGTCTGCAGCTCTTTCCACATATCGCGCTCGTCCACCTTGCCGTCGCGGATGGACGAGAAATTGACGCCTTCTAGGTCGTTCGCTAGACCGTTATAAGCCACGCCCATACCGGCACCAGCGCCGCGCAACATGGCTTTATTGAACGCGGCAAATTCTCCGCTGGGATACTGCGGATTCCATTCGGCGAGTTTTGCGCCCTGCGGCAGTTCATGGAACGAAAGCGGCTCTGCGTTGATGCTGTCTGCCACGTTTTCGTCGTCGTCAGCTTCCGGGCCAAACCCGTCTTCGTACTGAATGAACCCCATTTTCGACGCAGACGCGCGCGCGTTCTGCACAGCAGCATCTTCATATCCGCCCAGGTGATGCAGGCGAAACAGGCTTGTTGCAGCCCACGGGATACCGCGCCGCTGCGATGCCCATTCTGCGACGAAGCCATGGATGATTTGGTCGGCTGGAATGCGAACGAAGCCTTTGCCACTGACGCTGTAGTAAAAATACGCGTCCCATTCGTCCGTGCTGTTGAAGTGGTACGCGACGGGCTTGCCGTAGCGGTTAAACTCGATGCCGTGGCGAATAAAGCTGCCATTGTTGCCGTAGCTCGAATCCTGGTAGCTCACCGGCAGACGCTGCGGGTCCAAAATCTGCAGCGCGAACCCGTATGGTCCCGCGTCGGGGCCATACACCTTGCGGAATATGAATTCGCCATCGCGCGACGCATGCTCAATTGCCAACGCCTGCAGTGCTCGCCACGTGTGTTCACCGGTAACGTCGCAGTTGCCAGCTTTTCCCCACTCACGCCATGCTGCCTCAATGGCGTCGTTTGCGTTCTTGTCGGCCTTCCCGTTCGCTAGCGTCGATTTTGCCTGTAGGCGCACTCCGTGATGGCCCACGATGTTCATGCGGCAGCGCCGCACGAACGCCTTCATATAGTCGTTGTTCGACCACTGCTCGCGCGAGCGCGCCACCAGGACCGACTGGCGCAGCGTGATGAATTGATCGATGGGGATCGGGATAGAACCCCACTTATCGTTCGGGTCAACGAACGCCGACTTGAACATGCCGGCAATCATCGAGCGCATGTACTTTCGGCGAGGCGGTTGCGCGGTCGGTTCTGGCGCAGCGGAACGGCGGCCGAAGAAAGGGATTTTCATTAGCTGAATTTCACAATGACGGGGCGCCCGAATCGCGAATTGCCGCGCAGCTTCGCGTTCTCGCGCGCTACCACGGTGGCGTAGTACGCGCGCAGCTTAAGCAAATCAGCCATATTGGTTCGCCACAGCTCGCGTTCGTTGATCTTGTAGCGCTGTTGATCTTGCGTCGCGCGCTTCGCCAGCACGGCATTTATGGCTTCCAGGGCAATCGCAGCCTGGGTGCGCCCGTCGTAAGGCTCAGTGACGGTCGCCAGGTCGGGAACGATGGTCAGCTTTCCGCTGCCCGCGTCCATGATCGCGCTGCCCATCGTCGCGCGCAGGCTGAACCAATAATCGCCTGGCTGCCAGGTCGAAGTCGTCGCGGCCGGCGCGCTGAAAATAAACGAAGTGCCGTTTGGCGCGGCCGTCAGATTGATGGCTTGCGGGCCGCGCAGCAGCGCCTGCAGCGCCCAAGTCGTCGCCGGATAGTCGGCCAAATCCAAGGTGGCCTGGAAATCCAGGCCAGCCATGATTTGGTCGGGCAGGGTAGCAGCGCAGGGCGTCATTGATCACCATTTCGTGGCCCACGTTCCTTTGCCTTTCGATGCGCGCAGGGCACGTTTGGACCGAACAATGCGCGTATTGTCGGGTTGCTGTGTCTGCTGTTCCTCCCGTGGGATTTCCGGCTGCTTTTTGTCGTTTGCGAAGGCTTCGCGCAGTTTTTCGCGCAATTCTTCTGGATTTTTTGTCGTTTGCGCGAGTTTTATGGCGGCTTCTGGTATCCCTCGCGGCTGCTGCGCAGGCAGTTTTTCTGCCAATCGCTTCAGGTTCGGCTGCATGATCTTAAGCGCGGCGTAGGCATAGACGAACGTGTCCAGCGCTTCGTTTCGCGCCTTGTCGTGCTTCGTCCATTCGCGCTTGGGATAGCCTTTGACGTACTTCGTCACTAGCTTTTCGGCCGTCAGCTGTTGGAAGTATTCCGCGTCGGCGTCTTCGCTGAAGTGAGCATATCCGGGACCGCGCGCCACCATGTTTAAACGACGCATCACGATTAGCTTGGCTTCGTCCACGCCAACCAGGAACAGATCAACCTTGCGCGCATTCTTGCCGGATTGCTTGCGCTGCGGTTTCTCGACGACGGGCCGCCCCCATCCTGCAACGCCCTTCACACCGAAAATGCGCCGGCCGCTCTTGCCGCGCAGCCAGTCGTATGCGGTCTGCGTGTATGAATTCGTGCCGCCAGTGTCGATGCACGCGCCGCCGATGCGCATCATGACGCCGCTTTCATGCTCGAATTCTTCGTTCAAAACGTCTTCCAAATCCTGCCAAACTTCCGGCGCGAGCGGATCGCCCCACAGCACGCGATAGTCGATGCGCCATGATTCCTCCCCGACGCCGAAACCGACGATTTGCACTTCCAGGCGGTCAATCTGCGCGTCGATGCCGGCCGCGAGCCAAACGGCGCCCATCGGGACCTGGGCCGCGTAGATTTCGCGGCGCTGCATCAGCGCGTCTGGGTCGGCCTTGTCGCCCTTTTCTTCGAACGTCTCTGCCAGGCTGACATTGACGAACGATTGCAAGTCGCCCACGGCCAGCTTGTCCAGATAAGACTGCACAATGTCACGCAGGCGCCGGAACGTCGAAAGCATTTCGGGCGCGTGGAACGATGCATGTCCTTTGAACGGCTTGGCGGCCTTCCAGCCGTGGCCGTCGCGCTCGGCGTTGCGGATGGCCGCGATGCGCTGGCCGTCGTCCCATAGGCATCCGCACACTTCGCATGCGTACATGGCCGTATCTGGCTGGTGCTCGCCGCCAATGTCCTTTTCCGCATCATCGATGCCGGTCGATTGGCGGCCCTTCCAGTGGACGTTCGGCCACTTCAGATATTGCGCTTCGCCGCATTCAGGGCAGGGGACGAAATAGCGACGCTGGTCGCCTTCCAGAAAACCAGTTTCGATGCGCGATGCGCCCTTTACCGTTGGCGTGCTGCTGCGCGTGCTTAGCGCCTGGTCGCCGAACGTCGCGGAACGCTGCGCGAGCAGTTCAACAGGATCGCCTTCCGGCGTCGCGTCCATCCCGTCCACTTCGTCGGCCTGCGTCAGGGGCGCCGAACGGCCGCGCAGCGTCTTAGGGCTGCCGGCCCAGCTGAACATCAGCCAGCCGCCAATGTACGAAATAATGCGAGAGTTATTGACGCCCTCACGCCCGCGCTGCTTCGCCATCTTGTTTGCGATGGTCGGGTTTGCATCGAGCATCGGGCGCAGCTTTGTTTCCAGGAACGTCTGCACGTCGCCCTGCGTCGGCTGCACCAGGATTTGCGAGCGCGGTTCGTGCTCGATGAAATAGCCCGTGATGCACTGCTGAACGGTTGTTTTGCCAAGCTGCGCGCCCGTCATATAATCGACGCGGCGCACGCCGGGTTCCTTGATTACGTCCAGCATCCCGCGCTGATAGGGCGCGTTGTCGAAGTTGATCGGGCCAGGGATGGCGTTGCCAATCGGGATGCGAACGTTCTTTTCCGCCCACTCCGATGGCAGCATGTCGGGCGGCGGCACCAGGTGCGCGGCTGCGCGGCGGATAGCGGCCAGAACGGCATCCAGGTTGCTGAACTGCTCAATCGCGTTCGTCGTCGCCATCTTCGTTTTCGTCGTCGTCCAGCGCCAGTTCGGCGTTCGCCGACGTGTCCAGCGCCAGCGTCAATTCGGCGCGCAGCTTCTGTTTAAACTTTGCTTCGTCCGTCTCGCCAAGCAGTTGCACCACTACGCGCTGGGGCACGTTCATGATGTTCGTGCGGATCGCCGCGAACATGGCCGCCTGGGCGCGCTCGAATTCGCGGACTGGGGCCACCAGGCCGCGTTCTTTCGCAAGCGCCAGCTCGGCCTGTTCCATCTTGGCGCGCGCCGTCCGCTTGTCGATTTCCTTGATATCGTCAACCGCGCCGCCAGCAGCTTCACGCTGCCGATTGCCCCACCAGGCGACAACATCGGGCAATAAGAATTCCCAGGCCACACCCTTGGCGCCGCGCTGCTTCACGGGGCAGCCGTCGCGTATCCAGCGATCCACGGTCGGTAGGGAAATCCCCATCGCCTGCGATAGTTCTTGCCTATTGACGATCATCGGCAATCATAAATTTCGGATTGTGGAATCACGCAGATATCAAACGGCGCGCAGGCCCTGCCCCCGCCCACTGCCGGCCGGGGGAAGGACCCATCGAATGGTAGGAATTACAATGCACCATCCTCGTGCATGTGCGTACGCCGTCGTCGTACATCACTGCCCCTCACGCTCGCCGCGCAGCACGTCCTGTAACGCCTTTACTTTGGCGTCGGCTTGCTTGGCGAGTTGAACAAGAAATCCTGCATCTGCTGGCTGTAGTCCGGTGGCGTCATCAGCTCCGCTGGCACTGGCGCCAGCTTGGGGGGCGCTGGGCACACTGGCGGGACGGCTGGCAGCGCATTTGAACCGGCTGCGCATCCGCACAGTGCCAGCGCGCAGGTCAGCAATAGTTGCATCAGCATCAGCTTTCGCATTGCTTAATTCCTTTTGGTAATTTGCATCGAGCATCGCCATATCGGCGACGCGCTTCTGCTCGGTATCGCGGGCGGCCTGTTCGGCATCAGCTCGCGCTGCATTGGCTGCGGCCAGCTGGGCGGCTTGCTGTGCTCTGATGCCGTTCACTTCGGCCACGCGCGCTTCGTGCTCGACGTGAACGCCGAATTCATACGAGCCAAAAGCCGCCGCGAATGCGGCGGCGATTGCCACCAGGTAGGGAAGGGTGCTTGCAAGGAATGGCATTGCATCAATCCGGTAAGAGGTGAACGAAAATCCAAAACGCTGCCCACAGCGGTTCATTGAAAATGCATGCGAGTAACGCCATGAACAGGCTGAACGTCACTTGATCCCCATGCATTGGTTATGCCGTGCCAGCTGACGCGTCCAAACGCCGTAGCAACGATGATTGCCAGGCGTCGAACAGTCATAGCCGGCCACGAAGCGATATTTCTTCAGGTCCGAGCACGCCTGCGCATATCGCCCTGCAATCACGTCGCGCCGCATGCTCGATAGATTCCAGGCACCGATGCCGTACTCGCCGACGAAATCGATATACACGTCGTACTCGTCCTGCGTCAGCATCGTGGAAGGTGGAAGCGACGCCTTAAACGCCTGCTCATCCTTCGACATGAGATTGCGCGCCAATTGGTCGGCACGCTTGCGAGTGATCGTGTCACCCATTTTCACGGGCGCACCATTTTCGTAATGCGTCGAACCGTGGCCGATGGTCGGCACGTCGCCTTTGACTGGAATAACCGCGTGGTCGGTGAAGCCTTCACGCGCCTGCCAGGTAGTGAATGCCGCTGCGCTGACGGCTAGAGCACCAATGACGGTGCGAACGCGCTTGCTGTTAGGCTGCGCCATCGCTCGAATCCTCGATGGCTTCCAGCTTCGCTTGCGCTGGCGTCAACGGCTTCATATAGCCGAAATGCACCAGCAGCGGCCGGATTGCTTCGCGCCAAACGTGGCCGCCAAGAATCCAGCATGTGAGGCAGAACGCTGCAAAGCTGGCCGCCTCAGACCAGGACGTGATGCCTACGAAACCCCAAACACCCAGGATTTTCCCGATAAGCCAGGATTTAGATTGATCCCCGTTTTCCATTTGCAGCGCGCGCCTTTCTGTTGGTCGGCGCATTGTCGTTCGCTGCTTCTGGCATTTCCTCCCGTGGGATTTCCACTCGCATAGTCCGAACGTGCCTATCGGTGACGCCGACAATCGCGGCAATCTGTGCTGTGCTCATTCCATCGGCCAGCATCCCGACAATCACGCGGTCGCGGAAACTCCGGTAAATCTCGCTGCAGCTCGCCGGCCTCAGTATCTCGCCGCCAAAGTGCTTGCACAGCTTGACCGCATCCAGATAGCCAAGGATGCGCACCAGCTGATGGTCAAGCGTCAGCCGCGAAACGGTCGGCACGTACAGGATGACTTCTGACACGACGGCGCCAGGATATCGCTTGTCGCGTCGCGTACACTTGGGCAATTGCCCGACAAGAAACAACGCACGTTCACGGCCTATCACGTCAGCTATTTCCTGTACGCTTCGCGGCAATCGCATATCACCCCCGTTCACAGCGTTATTTTGTCAACTGTGGGGATTGTACATGCTTCGCGATGACGGAGATAGCGCGAGTGGGTGACAAGGTGACAGCGATGACAGGGATGACAGCGACTTCTAAAGATACCGGTACCGTACGTGTGCTTATATACAGTATAGGTACGTATTTTCTTTTATTCTCTTGTCACCCTTAGTCACCACCATGCAAATCCTTGCTGCACAAGGGTTTGAGCGATGACAGGGATAGTCATCGGGTGACAGCGAACTTGTCACCGCAATAAAAAAACCGGCCGAAGCCGGTTTCGTCGTTCCGCTCGCGCGCCTGGGGGCTACCGCCGTCGATATTTCCCGCAAACCGCGCAGCCCTGGTAGATGTCGCATGAGCATTGCTCGTGCTGACGGCGCCCGCGCATCACATGCCAAATCGCATGCACATTCCACGCGATCATCGATACGCACAGCGTGAACACTGCGCACCCGAAAGCGAATTTAATAAGCGCGATCATTTCACCCCCGTTCGAATCCGTGCGGCGCAAAATCGCGCCACGTCTTCCGGCTCTGGGCTGAAGTCATAATTTCTTCGTGTAAGTTCGTGCGCGTATTTCTCGCAAGCCGCTGCAGAGTCTTCGCGTGCGGCACGCTCGATGGCGCGGACTAACTCAGTGAAATTGGCGTCGGGGTAGAAGCCATGGCTTAGAGCCATCGATTGAATTTGTTCAGGCGTCAGCATCGCCACCTCTCTCCCGCGTCAGTTCGCGCACCAATCTAGCGCGAGCAGCATGCACGTCGCTCATCTTTGCGCGTGGTTGTGGTTGCGATGCTTCGATAATCGCGAACATCCATTCCTGCGCTGACCTTAGAACGCCATCCAGCCATTTAACTTCGTCATCATTCATCACCGCTCCCCTTCGCTGCGTCGCTCGTCGTTGCGCCTAACTGACATTCCAGGTCGGCAACGATGGTTAGGATTTCCGTGTCGCCGTTATCAGGCTTATGAGCCATGCAGCGCCAGCGTCCGATTTCGCCCTTCGGGTTGATACGGTATAGCGATACACCGTTCATCAGGCCATAGCCGCAAGTTTCGCACTTCAAGATTTGTCCTCCGCCCGCTCACCGCGCTCGATTTCGGCGTCGATTGCCTCGTCTGCATCGCGAACATCGTTGCAATCCTCGTAGCCGATCCAGTGCAGCGTCCGATAAAGCGGTAGCTGCGTCTGAACCGAGCCAACCCGCATCTGCGAGCGAATGAATCGGTAACGTGCTGCGTCTCGCGCATCGCCCCCCGCCTCCCCGCTAACTGGCGATGCTGCCGCGCGGGCCGCCGCGAATGCTTGTCGCGCCACTTCCATGTGCGTCATTTCGCTGATGACGTGGCCGATTTCACGCTCGCCCGCGATTTCGGTTATCCAGTGCTCGATGGTGGGATATGCAAACGCCCCGCGCTCGTCCTGCGCCGCTGCTGCGGGCAAATACTGGCACCGCTCGCCACGTGCAACGTCGTCATCAACGCACTTTCCTTCGCGCTCACATACGATGCGGTCGCATGTTTGCTGCGCTGCTGCGGGCGTCGGGGCGGCGAATTTACTGCAATCGTGCTTCATTTCGCGCACATCGCTGGCAAGCACTTCACAGACTTCCCTCGGCGTAATGCCATCAGCCCATGCGTCTTCCGCATCGACCGCGATGATTTCAATCATCCTCGCGGCCTCCTCTAGGATCGCATCGCGAATCTGCCCCGCGCTGGCGGCGATCATCGCCCGCACATGCTGCTGTATTGCTTTTGCCGCATCGACGCCGGCTTCGTCGTAGGCCGCTCCACGCTCGCAAGCATCCCAAACCGCTTTATGGAACGCAGCAAGTAGAACATCGAGATCAAGCAGCGGCCCGTTCGTCGCTTTCAGGTCGTCATTGGTGTCGATGGGTTCGGCGCTAGCGGCGAGGATATGCCCATCGACAATTGGCGTGTCCGTGATGAACTGCTCTACCGTCTGCACTTGGGCGCGTGCGTAAATCTCGCGCAAGGCTTTCTCACTCATGCTTACCCCCGTTGTGTGCGGCGAGGATGGCACTGGCAACCGGGGCAAATCGTTTGAGCGCGTTAGCGGCCCGCTTAGATGCCGCGCGAATATCGTTCAACGGTTCGATCGTGTCGCCGATTTGATACCCGCGTTCGGCAATCGCGCGTAGCGTTTCCTCCGCGCATTGGATCGCGCAAAGCTGTTCGTCAGTCAGCATTCTTACCCCCCGTTGTGTGCGGCGAGAAGCGCATGCAATGCTCGGCCGTGCTGATAATTGCCATACGGCCCACGCATCTCGTCGAATACATTAATCGCGGCTCGCAAAGCGTCTCTTTGCTCTTCGCTCAACGTCGCCGCGCGCTGCTCGCCAACGATTAGCGAAATGTTGCCTTCGCCTGGGAGAGCGTCATAAATTGCTTTCAGGTGCTTCGCGATAGCGTCGTGATTGTCGCTTCCGAGCATCCTGTAGCCAAACACTCGCCACGCCTCTGCATGCCAATCCCGTTCATTGGTGGCTTGCTGCTCTGGATTCAAGTCACGCGTGTAGTTGTTCGCGATGGACTGATATACAGCGGCATCTTGCGGCTTGTCGGCGATGGCTTGCTGCTCCCCCTTCGGTTCGGCCGGTGCGGGGGCGGCGATCTTGGCTGCGCGCTCGCTGGCCTTAAATGCATCTTGCCCGACGTTATTTGTTCGCGCCCATTCGAATGCGGCCATCCCAGCTTCGTTAAGATCGCCGCCGTATCGCCATGCTTGAAGCATTCGAACCAAATGCCAGCGCATCAGCGAATTGAACACGGCGCGCTCGGCTTCGTAACTGAGCGTCGCGTCCTCTATTTCCTCGTCGGGCGGAGCTACAGCCGGTGCTGGGGCGGCGACAAGACCATCAAGACGACGCTTTACTTCCTGCTTCAGCTTCGCGATTGCCTCGCCGAACGAAAGGCCCGCATGAAGATCGGTTTTCTCGCCCATTCCCTGAAGCGCCTCGTGCCAAAAATCACACGTCGTAAGCCTGCCCACGTCCCTGGCGGTAAGAACGTGTCCAAGCATTGAGCTTCGAAGAGAGAAGCCCATTTCGAACGCTTCCCAAAGTGTCGGCGCTACAGCCGGCGCAGCTGCCGCTTCCTTCCGCTGCAAAATCACCATCGCCTGCAGCATAAACAACGCCGTCCGCGCCCGATCCCGTGTGCCCGCCCACGTGTCCGACTTGATGGCGGCAATGATCGCGGCCTCTATATCCAGAAGCCTGTCGTTAGTTTTCATGGAAATCCTTACGTGGTGGAAATGATTTATAAATCTTCGATCTTGCTAACCCGAACCCGCGCATGTGGCCCGAAGTGAAATTTCACCCTGGCGCGGTCTACCGCTTGCTCATACCCATCGGCGCTCACGACGCCGACATACTTGCACCCGATATAAACGCGGAATTCGTGCATGATTCATCCCCCGGCGCGCTGGTCGCTGCATCCAGGCGCAATGATGTTCAGCGCAAGGCGACGTAACTCAATCGAATGCGGCGCATCGCGAAGCAATTCGATTAGGTCGCGCGCGCCCTGGCTCATTTCAGCACCCGCATTGCTGAAGATAAGACGTAGCAATGTTGTGGACGAACAGCGCGTCGTTGTACTGGTCAGTATGCCACTTATTGCCGAGCGCCTGCCATGATGCATCGCCAGTTATGTAGTAAAGCGCATACATTTGCTGGGTGATAAATTGCATGTACAGGCCGTCAACCATGCTAACTTGGTCAAGGTGCGAATAAACGTTCCAATACCCGCGGTCGTACCAGGACAGGTTAGCTTTAATGGCGGAAATGTTCGCGTTGAACAGCGCGAGCGCGTTCTGGTCTTTGGTCACGCGATAGTAGTCCCATACGCCAAACAATGCCCATACGTCGCCGTTGAATACATGACTCGACGTGCCCCCTTGAACTTGCGTCGGGTATTCTTCAAGCCACGTTCCGATATCGCTCGATTGGACTCCCCCCTGCGCGACAGGGACCGTCAGCCAGTAATAGGTTTGTTGAGCCGCCGCCAAATATTTCTGGTCATTCGTGTATTGATATGCTCGAAGCAGAACAGACGTGGCGACGCTTTGCGTTAGCCCAGAAATCCACGGCGTCGTAGTGATGCCATGCGATGGTACAGTCGTACTGGTCCATTCAATTTTTCCATTGACGCCGTTTGCGATGAACGAATCGGCTTGAGAAACTGTTGCGCGGGCGTATGTCGCATCGCCCGTCAGCGTGTACGCGTCCCACTGAGAAAGAGCACACAGCGCCTGCAGAGTTGGGCTCGCTTGCATTTGCTGCGCCGAAACATCCGTGCAATCAAACCAGATCGTGTCAGCCGCGCTCGATAATGGATGCGACAGATAATAGTATCCAAGTTTTTGCGAAGAGAGATCGCTGGTAGCAATGTAGTAATTCTGCCGTACGTCGGTCGGTGCGCCGTATTCGTTCAGATAGTTCGTGTAGATCACGTCGCCGCCATTGCTCGCGATGAATTGCGCAATGGATTGGGCGCGGGCGTTAAGCGTGGCCTGGTCTGTGCCAACGGGCAGCGTTGCCTGGGCCATAGCCGATATATCGGCGTCAGGAATAATCGAGCCAGGCGTGTATGAATTCTTCGCAATAGGCTTGGCATCCGAGGCAGATGCAGCAACTGCGGCAACCTTGGTAGAGTCGCCGCTCCCGCCACAAGCGGACAGCATCGCAGCAACAGATACTGCGGCAATGAAAAGTCGTTTCATGATTTTTTAAGCTTAAGAGAACTGCGGTTAGAATTGATGCGCTTGATTACGAAGCGCACCACGTCCCCGACTGCGGCCGCGACAACAATAGCCACAGCAAAAGATAGGATGGTCATATATTGTATGCCCGCCGAAGCGGGAGTGGTTAGGCGTTGCGAAATCGACCGGTAAGCGCCATGCGAAAGTGAGCACGTGCCGAATCGTTGCGAATCGTGCGCTTAATTAAAGTACGATCGTCATACGGTCCGCCTTTTGCCATCCATCCGAAAGCAATGCCAGCGTGAAGCAGTCTGTTACGAACCGGCCAAGATAGCCGCATGGCGTAGGGCCGTTCACGTCGAATCCCGTGCGGAAAAGCGCACACCGCCGAAAAAGTCGCTCCATAGCTTTCATCGTCATCCCCTTCGTGATTGGTCGCCCCGGCGTACCGGGGAGCGGTGTTTATTCTTGGACAGGCATCGAAGCGTACATTCCGACGCGCTCGCTGTTCCAGCGTTGGTGCTCTTGCCAGTTCGCGCATTCTTGCGTGAACGCTTCCAAGTGGCCGGCTTGAATGGCGACCTTGCGCGCTTCTTCGTGCGTATCAAAGAACGGCGTCACGCGAGCCTTTGCATGCTTGTTTCTGACATATGCAGCGATCTTAGCGTTCATTTCATTCCCCTTCGTGATTGCGTTGTCGATGGAAATGATTTTACGCGCGTTCACGCGCATGAATATTTGATTTTCGCTATCACGCTGCAGACTGCGATTGCTTCCGCTTCTCCCACAGCGCCAGGATGGTCGCTTCCAGCCGCTTCACTTCGTCTTCCCCGCGTATCTGCAGCACGCCGCCGCGAGGCTTGCCGCGTTCATCAAGCGAACCCCATAGGTAATCCTGGCGCATACCCTTGCGAGGCATGTTCAGGATGGCGCGCGCTTCCGTTTCGTGGCGCCATTCCTCGCTGTAGTTGGAAACCTGCGTGCCATCCAGCAGCGTGACCATGCATTCTTTCGGGCGCATGGTCAGAACGGCCTATCATCATCGCTGTTGCGGCGGCGTTCGTCGGTTTTCGGCGGCAGCCTGAAGAACCGGCCGGCCTTCGTGCGCTTCGGATCGCTGCCAGTCATCTTTCGCAGCACCTTGCTGGCGTGCGTGGCCTGCGCTTTGTTCGGCTTGTCATACCCGATGGCCGATAGGACCTCGCTTGCCGTCATGTCGCGCCAACCGATACCAGGCAGCGCGTCCCAGTCGAACGTGCGAGCAATCATTTCTTCCACGGGGTCAACAGCTTCGTGTTCTTCGTTGCGGCCCTGCAACTCGCGTTCTTCGTCGTCGGTCAGCCACCATTGTTCACCACGTTCGAAATGCACGCGCACTTCGGCCCACAGCTGCTGCATATCGATGCCATGGCGATAGTTGCAGCGTGAGACGGGGACCGTCCACCAGCGACTGTTGCCCGTATCGTCAACCAGGTAGCGATTTTCATTGACGGACGCGGATAACACAGTGCGTCGCGGATATTCCGACTCGATGCGGTCATACGGCAAGCGCAGCTTGTCGTTTGGCAGCGTGACGAACGCCTTCAGGCGCGCGATATCGGCCTTGCGGAAGGTGGCATCCAGTTCGCCCAGCTCGACAATCCAGTGAGAAACCGCGTTCTTCACCAGGTCTTTGTTCGCAGGGTCCAGCACGGCACCGTCCAAGAACACGTTCATTTCGGCGGGGGCGAGCGCGCGCAGCCATGACGTTTTACCGCTGCCTTGCGGCCCCATTAGCACCAGCACGCCGCGAGAGTGGAAGCCGCTATCTTTGAACGCTGCTGCGACGGCAGAGAGCAGCCAGCGATACACCAGCGCGTCGCGCATCTTGACATCGCCAGTCGCTTCCAGCGTATCGAACAGCGCGCGCAGGCGCGTAACGCCGTCCCACGGCTTCGACGCGATCCAATCGCGCACGGGGTTGTATGAATTGCGGTCGGCTATCAGCTTGACATACTCGGTCAGCATCGCATGGGGCATGCGATTTCGCACGCAGATGCTGTTCAGCTCATACAGTGACGCATTGGCGCGGTTATCGACGGTGTACGTCTTGCCAGGCAAATTGATTTCAACGGCCTTGCGCGTCTGGTTGTAGCGAACCGCGATGCCATATTCGTCCAGCAGATACGCCAAGTTCTCAACCGTATTCATCGGCTGGCCCTTGTCCGTTAGGTGCGGGAAACCAAACGGATTTACAGCGGCGTCCAGCGGGACGTTCGCAGCTGGCTTATTGTCGTTTGCAGGAGCAGGGGGCGCTGTCGGCTTACCGCTTGCAATGTGCCACGGGTCGCCCGAATTCTCGCCCATGTATCGCATCACGCGCGCCAGGTCCCAGCCATCGGCCTGCGCGTCGGCCAGGTCCCAGCCGTGCTCATACAGGCCGTGTACTTCGTACTTCACCATGTGCGTTTCGCGCGCCACGCCCTTAAGACTGGTGGCAATCGCCATCATCGCGCGCATGCCAGGCTGCTTGTGCAGCGGCAGCAAAGTGCCCCCGTCATCGCCCAGGCTGTCGAAGTCAGGCCACAGAAAAACGCGCCGGCCTTCCAGCGCCTTCACGCTCGCGCGGTCGGCCGTTTCCACGCCGCCCATCCACGTCACCACGACGGCATTACCGCCCATGATTTCCTGGCCGGCGTCGGCGGCTTTCTCGCCCTCGACCACGATCACGTCGGCGTCAGGCATCGCTGCCAGGCGTTGTAGGCCGTACAGGGGACGCTTCGATGCGCCCGTGATCCCGCGCCACATCCAGCGCTCGCGACCGTCTGGATGCTTGCACCAGCTGTACGGGACGACTTGCTTACGCTCGCCTTCAGGATCGAAGCGGCAGACGTACATGAGCAAGCGGCCGTCTTTGTCGCGGTACGCCCACGTCGCCGAAGGCTTGCCCCAACGCGGATGCTTGAACGTCGGTTCGGTCGCGGTCGCGGGCACGGGAAACACGCATTCAGGCCGCGCTTCGTCCAGCTTGGCGACTTTGTTTTCGTGCGCGCGTTGACGCACTTCGGGGTCGCCCACGCGCACGCCGTGCGTTTCCGCCAGCTCATGCGCAGCAGCGCCCTGGTCATCGCCGTGGTACAGGTACGCGTACAGGCTAACCAGGTCAGCGCCGCCATCGCCCGTCGCGTAATCCTTCCAGACGCCCTTAACGAGATTGATGGTGAAGCTTCCGGGATTGCGGTCGTTGCGCGTCGGGTTCGCCACGACGTATTCGGCGCCGCGTCGCTCACCACCAGGGAGCCATTGCGGCACGACAACATCGGGGTTCAGCGCGTCATTGATCGCTGCGAAATCAAGTTTATTCACGCGGCTACCCCGCGAGCCGCCAGCTTGAATTCGAGTAGTTCAAGCGCGTCCTGCGGGATAATCTGCGCATCGTAGCTGCAGGCCCAAACGCGCACCGTCTGGGCTTTTCGCCCCAGCATTTGCCCCACGTCGGCAGCGCGCAGCTTGTGCGCTTCCATCAACTCGCGCAGCTTTTTTGTTCGTTGGTTCATGGTCTACGTGCGGTCTGTATGTCCGGTAATTGTATCACCGAACGTTCATGTTCTTGAATATCTTTAGAAATAACGGGCGTTCACCCTGCACGTCGCCACTTCACTCGTTTTCGGAAAACGTGCTGCTCGCGTTCTGCTTCGGGCATCGCCAACAGTTCGGTGATTCGGTCTGCTGCGCACTGTCGCACTGGATTCTTGCCTTCGCGCCATTGCCGTATCGTGCGAGCCGCATAACCCAGCGTTTCAGCCAATTCCTCGCACGTTAGACCCAGCTTGCGCTGGGCCTGCATCAGTTCAAGCGGTAGCATGTCGTTCTTGGCTGGTCAGATGGTAGCCGTGGCATTGCGGACACGGATAGATGCGAACGGGGATATGGCCCGTCACCGTCTGGTCGGATTGAATGAGGCGCAGCACGTCGGCTGCCTTTTCTTCGGTGGCAAACCGTTTCTTGATGCAAACGATTTGCCCATTGGGCAGCCGATATCCGACAATCCTACGCTCGCGAACCACAAGTGCCGCCTTCGCATCGCGCACCAGGTGCGCCATCATCACCTGGTAGCGCTTGCTGCGTTTGTGGTTGTCGCGCTCGATGCGCGCTCGACGCGCGCAGAATTGGGCGGCGTTCATCCCATCCCCTTCGCCCTAGCGAGCGTCGCCAGAGCATCTGAAACGGATCGCCAAACATCAGCGAATCCGCCGTTTTTGTTGATGGCGTGCAGGTAGTTTGCTTGCTTCTCCGTTACCCGCGCGCCGGCCTTGATTTCTCCCGCGATGTACACGCCAAGCTGCGCGCCCACGTCGCGTTCAGTGATGATGCGCGTGGCGAGCCCGAACGTATCCCCGAACCCTGGCGGCAAACCCGTGTCGAACGGACGCGGGTTTTTAATCAGCATGTCGCCATTCGGCAGGCGAATGAAGTCCGTGCCAGTCCACGCCCGCCCGACGTTTGCCCGAAACAACAGGCATTCGCCGGCCAGGGCGTTGCGGATTTCGTTTTGAATGCGGTGTTCGCTCATTGCACGGCGCGCGAAATCTTGCGCTCCATCGTTTTTGGAATGGTGACGCCAAGTATCCGCGCTGCTTCGTTCAGTTCGAACATTGCGCGGCGCAATTCTTTATGCCTCTCGCGAGACTCCCTCGCTTCGTTTATCGCGTCGCGCTCGGCTTGCGTGATAGCACCAAGAGCCAGCAGCCCGTCTACAAGGAAGCAGTGAAGCGCGCGCCCGTCGCGCGCGTCAAAAGAACCTCTACCGATGACGTTCGGCGAATAGATGCGGCCGGTATCGGTCAGCATCAAAACCCATCCGCGATACGTTGTATGGATCGCCTTCGAGACGTTGAAGGCGCGCCCGCTGCGAACGCCGTAAATGACAATCGCGCGCTCATCGGAAATGCGAATGTTAAGGCGTGAATTTTGGCTCATGATTTATTCCTCAATATCCGTCTGCGAAACCTTCACGTAGCGATACAGCGTGCCCGTGGCTTCCTCGCACTCGAAATCAGCTTCGGCGCCGCCTAGCCGCTCTTGCGCAGCCAATACGGCATACCCAATCGAGCCGAACTCGCCATCAATGATTGAGCCGTCAGGGAAAAGCACAATCCACTTTTGGCTTGACTCAAACCATGCGCACACGAATTCGCTCATAACCAGTCCTCAATATCCGTCTGCGCATCGCGGTTCGCTTTCTCACGCGACTTCGCCTCTTGCGTTGCCCGCGCCTCTGCTGCCAGCGCAGCCGCCTTCATCAGCTCCGCGAGCGCGCCGGCCCGCACGGTGACGGGCGCATCCGCGTACATGGCGGGATTGACTTCGGCTTGGCCGATGGCGACGCGCTGTTCCGCATCCAGGGCTTCATTGCGAAACCACTTCAGCGACGCCTCGACTTCATCCATCACTTTGCGCGGCAGCGGCTTGCCGTTCATGTCGCCGACGGTCACGCGCTTGCCCGTCAGCACTTCCACGGCTTTCTCGCCGTGCTTGCGAATGGCGGCAATCGCCACGGTGACTTTCACCTTTCCCGACTGCACCAGCTTTTGCAGGGCAATCGGCGCGTTCGCGAGCAGCAAATACGAATCGACGTGCGGCCGGCTCACCTTGCGACGTTCAGCAATTTCCGCCGAAGTCAGACCCATCGACGCGTAGCGCTTGTAGCCCATGGCGCGTTCAAGGTCCGTCAGCTGGCGGTTCTTGCGGCTGTCGAAAACCACGTCCAGGCGATCCGCATCGTTGCCCGTGAACGGCATAAACGACACTACCGAAAGACGCTCGCGGATCGTTTCATCGTCGGTGCGCTCGATGGCGATAGCCAGTGCGCGGTGACGCAAATGGCCGTCAACGATGAACAGCGTCCCTTCGTCGTCAATGCGCAGCATCAGCGGCGGAATCGAGCCGCCCGCCAGGATGAAGTCGGCCAACTCTTGCGCTTGCGCCTCGAATGCTTCCGGGTCCATCGATAGATTGAACCCAGGCTCGACGCGAATATCCGCATGCTGCGCGCGCAACAGGTCGCCGCGCTTGATCGTGCCGTCTTTGATTAGTTGTTTAAACGATGCTGCCATGTGTGAGGCTCCTGTGTTGTGAGTGAGAGATTATGCGGCCATTCTGCGCTGGTTGGCTGCCACCAGTTCGTCGTGTTGTTCCTGCGTCATGCCACGGTCCCAAAAATCCGCGTCGCCAGGGTATCGGTCGCTGCCGTCAGCGCGATGCCAGCAGTACAGCGAGCCGCGACGATGCGGGAAGTGATAGGCCCCGCAATCGCAGCGCATCGCCGACGTGTCGAGGTTCGTCATCCAGCGGTCCAGGCGATAGTTCTTGCGCCCGCAGATACGGCACGGCGGGTACGAACGGCGGTCGAACTTATCTGGATGAAGCCGAAGAACGCGGCGGCTGGCGCAATGCCTGCAGCGGCAGTGGAAGCGCGTTGCCATGGCTCACGCGAACGACGTAAGGGCGGCCAGTGCTACGGCGAAGCAAATGAAAGCGCCGCACTCAATGGCGCGGCGCTGGAAGATGGTCAAATACGCGTTGGTCAACGCGCCGATAGCAAGAGCCATCAGGACCAGAAGAATGATGATTAGCGTTGTCATTATGCGTTTCCCCGTAGTGGTGAAACGCATTTTATGTGTTCACTCTGATGAATGACCAATCGTGAAAATCTATTGTGCTCAGTGACGCGATAGATGCTCGTCGGAAAGCACTTTCAGCTTCTCATGAACGGCAGCGATTAGCCCAGGTGATTCGATGAACGTCCCCACGAACTCGCGCGCCGGCTGGATGATGGCCGTGTGGTCCTTCACCTGAATTTTGCTGTTCTCCTGGCAGGATGCGTCGAACACGCGCATTCCTCGCGTGAACTGGTCCCACTTGTTCGACATATCCACGCGGCCGTTAGCCAGCTGGCGCAGAAACGCATTTGCCACTGGCGGCAGGTTTTCATAGTCCAGGCGCACCATGCCGGAAAACACGCTGTTGACCATAACGGGGTCTTCGCCCATCGCGACGCGGATGGCTGCAGCGGCAACGAACGGCGACGACGTGACGCCCCGGCGCATGTGACGCGCCCCGCGCGAAATCGCCATGATGATGGGGCCGAACGCTTCCAGGTACGGTTCTAGGATGGCCTTGTGGCGGTCGGAGCGGTGCATGTACGCGATGAACGTGCATGGCTGGGATACGAATCGGTCCACGGCGTAAATGTCCGACGTGGTGCGCCCAAGGCCAACGTCAATCATCAGATGGCCGTAGTGCTCGGCATCCACGTTGAACGCCACGGGCATTGTGACGGTGACGCCTGATTTGACAATCGCCATCAGCCGATGCTGGCCGTCAACCACTGCGCCCGCAGTGTTCAGCGCGACGCCCTGATGCGTCGTCTGGAACTTACCCTCGCGCATCATCGCGGCCATCGAATTGACGTGCCCAGGTCGAATGCGTCGGTTTGAATTGTTCTTCTGCAGCAATTCGCTTGCCAGGCTCGGGGTCACGTCCATCATACGAATTTCCATGATTCTCTCCTATCACTGTGTGGTTTGTGGTGCGTCGCATCACGCACGAAGGAAAGATACCGTATACACGGACATGAATGTTCGACTTACTTGTAACGAAGTGTTAGATGGCGAACGTTTGGCGGATTTAGGCGGATGCTGTGCGACGATTGCGGAATCCGTACCGCTTCTGCGCCCACTGCATCGGAAAATCGTACTTACGCTTTCGGCCCAGTGCCACGAAGTCATCGAGCGTCTTGCACTCGCGCTCCTCTTGCTTGCGCTGCGCTCGCACGCGAGCCTTGTCGGCTTCGGTCATCTTCACTAGCTCGCCTTCGCCGACTTCGATTTCTTTGGCTTCGGCGAGCAGTATCTTTCCGCAATTGGGACACTTCGGCGGCAGCGGCCGGCGTATCTGGCGGAAGCAGCCATCGCATGTAATGGGCGGGGGCGGTGCGTTGTCATTCGCCGCCTTGCGGCCCTTGGCTCGTCCTTCTAGGTCCCATTCG